AGTGATTGTAACTTATCTAAAAGTAATTGACTAATACCATTTTCACCGCAATGTTGACAAGCAAACTCTTCAGGTGAAAAGTTGGGATATTGTTCCCAATCTATGTAATTTTTGTTTTTCATACACAATCACATTATTTTTTAACTTTTTCAAAAGTTCTTAAACCGCTCATGCCAAGCATTGCCATAACGATTGTTGAGAGTTGGCTAAAATCAAATTCAGGAGTTCTAAAATCTGCGCCTGAAATAATTAATATGTATTGAATGATTGGTTCTATTAAAAAGTGATAGACCAATGCAATGCCACAGGCCCAACCAATAAAAGGTCGCCACCCTGCAACAAAGACATTCTCATGAGATGCTTCAACCTTATTAAGTTCTATCTGCGCTCTGTTAAGAGAAACTATTTCTTTTTCTAGTTCGTGTGATAGTTTGAGTTTAAGATCCTTGTCAGCAACAAACTTATCAAGAATATCACCAACAGGCTTGATGAGTTTATCAATCATTACCTATTTTTTTCTAGCTTTCTTTTTAGCTGTTTTACTTAGTTCGCCAAAATGAAATAATTTTACACTTGTGCTAGTGTGAGATTTATTTGAGTGTAAACTTCCATTAGGCATTTTGTGCATATTGCCTTTGTGTAAAGTGCCATCTCTTTTGTAATGATTAACGCCTTTCATAATCAATACTTCATTTTTTTAGATTTAGTTTTTTTCTTTTTAGGCGGTCTGCCTTTTTTAGATCCGTAAGTTCCTTTTCCTTTTGGCATAATTATTTCCTCTTCTTTGCAGTTTTAGCTGCTTGTTTAAAATTTTTAGCTGTTGGTGCGCCTTTAGCTCCAACCTTTCTCATTCTTTCGTTTGAACCAGCTTTAATTCTTTTGCGTTTAGCTTGAATGTTTGCGTATAGTCCTTTCTTTTTACCTGGCATAGTTATCTCCTTATTTTCTTTTTGATTTAGCTCCAACACATTTCCATCTTTTTCTTGATAGATTGTTTGGAGTGTTTGGATTATTTTGTTTTTTCTTCGATAATCTTTTTTTTATGCCAAGACTTCTTGCACAATATGAATCACCCTTCGATGTTCCTGGTTTAACTCTAGGCCCACCACCTTTGGCGTTGCCTGCTTGACCATAACTAACTCTTTTACCAGATGCAGTTACTTTTACTTTTGCCTTGCCTCTTCTTGGTGTCGCCATAGTTAATGCAATGTTTTTTCTTCACATTTTAATATTTCTGAATCTTCGGTAATGATACCACCAGACATTAAATTTAAAATCTCTATTGCTGCTTTTTTGTTTTTGGCTCTTATGTCGCTGCCAACATAAACCAAGTCATCTTCAAGAACTTCTATGTCAAATATTTTAAGTGCCATTGCCTGTGAACAATCCTTGTGCGTTGGTCTTAGCAATTTGTCTTATGGTTTCTCTATCTCTTTCCATAAGTGCGTTGATCTCTGCTACGTTGATTTGTGCGCCATACTTAGCATTTAGTTCAGCAGCTTTAAGTCTAATGTTAGCCTCTGCCTCATCTCGGTTTCTATCATCATCCATGATGATTTTCATGCGATCTGTTTCAGAATCTATCATAGCTTTCTGTGCTGATACTTTTGCTTTTTCCATTTCAGCTTGAGCCAACATATCTTGCGGAGTTGGTTGTGGTGGTTGCGGTGGTATCGGTTGTACTTCAGAGTTTATAAAGGATTGAGTATCTTTGAAACCAGCTTGTTCTATTAATTTAGAAAGCGTGTTGGAGTATTGTTGTAGTGATACCAATGGGTTGTTTACGCCTAACTGTTGTAGGATTTGTTCTTGTTTGCTTGCTACTTGTAATAACACAGCTTGTTTTTCTGCATCGCTAGATTTAGAAATAGCCACGTTGACAATTAAGTCTTTGTCGCTGTCCCAGTAACGAGGATCGATAGGTACAAACTCATTGTTAAGTCTTACCATGTCTGGTTGGTCTTGGTGTTTAACTACCAAGCTGTTGACCAGTTTAAATAAATCTTTCATGCCATCGGCAAAGTGTCGGCAAATTAATTCTATTCTGCCTTGTGCGCCTGACATGGTGGCTGAGACTGCTGATGCAGTTGAGCTTTGTAATGCGTCAGCGTTTAGTCCTGCCGATGCTTTAGATACGCCTGTTCTATTTTCTTTGGCTTCGTCTAAGTAAGACAAAACGGGGAAAGCCTCTTTACCAACAAAGGGAACTGCAAATGGTTGCACCATACCTGGCGCTCTCATTCTAATGGGTTGTCCTATGTCGGTGTTGAGAACATCGTCAATGTTGACTTGTCCTTCAACGACTCCCATGCGAGGGAAGATGGCGTGGCCCAGACTATCAAGCGTGTCTCGCATAATTTGAGACTTAGCAGCTTGAATAGGTTTCAAGTAGTCTGCTGGACATGAACCGATGGAGGTGTGCGGTTCGGGATCAGGACAGAAGAGAGTTATCGGTAAGTCATCCCATTGAGCTGTATTTACTATATTTAAGCCATTGCCAACAGTACATACTCTTATTCTTTCGTCTATTCCATCGCCATCTAAATCATAAAATAAATAGTGTTCAACGTACAAAACATTTTTTTGTCCTGCATCGTTTCTTGCATCAAAAATTCCGTCTGAGTATGGATTTCTTGCTTCTTCTTCTTCAAAAGTTTCAGCGTCAATTAAATTACCAGAACCAGCGTATTGTTCCATGTCTTCTCTGTCGTAACCCATAGCAACCAAGTCGCTAACTGTTTTAATCATGCGATGTGCAACGTAAGGAGAACTGTGTAAGTCTCTTGCATACCTAGATATTAAAACTTCTTCAGGTGGTATGCTTTCGATACACACTTGGTTTTTGCCTTTAACTCGTCTGATAGTTAGGTCATAACTAACAGGAGTTTCCTGTGTAATCTCTTCACCCGTTTCAGGATTGATGATGGTCATGGATTGCATTTCTACTTTTTCTTTAACCATTTCGACATCAGGATCTAGCATGAGAGCTTGATAACCCTCTGGTGATACGTTTGTGTATTCGTGAGTGGATGCAGTAATGCTGTCATCCCAATAGGCTTTGACAAAACCAGTTTTTCTAATGAGTGCATCTTTAAACACATCGTACATAACTTTGAAACCAGGGTTTTTTTGTTGAATGATGTAGTTGATGTAGTCTGTTTGTTGCGTGGCAAGAGCAATATCCTCTGCGTTGCGTGGTACAAACTCAACTATTTTATTAGTACCAAAGAAAGTTCGCATGATAGACGGAAGCATAAACAGTACGCTGTCTCTAACGTCTGTTGAAACATACTCTGACTGCATGGAGCTTTGTCCATTGGGTGCATCACCTAAATAATATTCGGTTGCTTCAGCTCTATCTTCGCCTACTTGCTCGATGTAATCTCTAGCATCGTCTAGTTCTGATTTTAGGATGCCTTGCAGTTCTTCTTCGTTAGCTTCTTGACTAACTTTGTCTTTAGCATCTTGTTCTTTGTTGTATTCCATTTATTAACCTACTCGTAGAATTTTGGATTTTAAAGGTTTTTTGAAATTATAACCTAAAAAGGAGGTGCTTCCACCAAAACTTGCAGCCGAACTTGCCATGGTTAATGCAAGTGCATCTGCTTTGTCGGGTGATTTGATTCCTCTTTTTTTCATTTCCTCTTTTGACTCTATTTTTATTTTTCCTGTTGATGTATATTTGTAGGAAGGCGCAACCAATTCCGCTACAAGCTCATCATCATAAGGAAGTCGGCAATCACGTTGCGCCAACCAATCTTTTATCGCAAACCAAAGCTCTGCTCTCAGGTTTAAATAGTTCTTACTGGTCGCTGGAGACTCAGCTACGTTTACGCCTCTGACGGGTAAACTTTGTTCTGAAAGTCTGTCAACAACACCACTACCCAAACCAATTACGTCAATAAGAATCTCTTGTGGTCTGTTTGTTGCGGTTGCATCATCGTATAAATTTTTAACCGCACCGCATAATTGCATTAAATCCATCGATTTAAAAGTTTTAATTTCAAAAACTGTGTTGCCTTGTCTAATACAGAGTGCTGAGTTATCGCCACCAAATCTAGCCACGTCTAATCCCCAAACTATCGGATCACTTGCACTAAGTGAAACGTCTCTGCCCTGTGCTGCTCTGGCAAGTTCCATTGGTATAACAGAATCATCGTCTGCATGGGGAAACTCACCTAGAACTTCTACTCTAGCGACTGTTGAATCTTCACCATATTGTTCAAGCATGGATTGGAAGAGGTTTTGGTCTGTGCCTTCGACTGTGCGTGAGTCGATTTGCTCTAATTCCCAGAATTTACGCTTGGAATGGAAGGAATCGTAGAATGGGCCTGTGTTTCTGCGTGGGTTAGAGAAGGTAAACCAAAAGCGATTTTCGGTTGGTTCGGAGAAAAACCCCTCTGATACGGAATATATAGGTGCTGGTATACCTGATGCCTCATCCATGATGAGACAAACTCCGTAGTTAGAGTGAATACCAGCAAATGCGTCTGGGTTTTCTTCACTCCATAACTGCGCTTGGGCGTAGTAGTAGCCAGTATCTATTTTTAGATCCCTTTTGAGTGCTTCTTCAAACCAACCTTCGGGTTTAATTGTGGTAGCTGTTTTTGTAAACCAATGATTGTTAATGGAAAGGGTTAGCCATTTACCTAGTTCTGCCCAAGTTCTTGATCGAAGCTGCTGTTCGGTGTTAGCGGTAACGATAATGGTAGAACCAGCTCTGGTTGAGAGCATCCAAAGTATGAGCCATGCGACCAAGGCTGATTTGCCGATACCACGACCACTTGCGACTGCAAGTCTAAACATCTCTGGTGTAGTCTTTCCGTTGTTGCGTTGTATGTGTATGGAAATATCTCGTAAAATTTTTTCCTGCCACTTGCGAGGGCCTGTAAATTCTTCGAGGGGTGTGCCTGGTTCTCCCCAAGGGAAGATGAACTTAACAAAGTTGTAGGGATCGTTCTTGATGTTCATTGACCAGATTTCGGTCATGAGTTCTTGTTCTTGTTTTACTCCGTACTTCATTGAGCTTCCCACCTAAATTTTAATTGACCATCTACAGTTTGAGGGGTTCTATCCTCGACATAACCCACATTTGTTTTTTTTCTTGTATTCCAAAAGTCGTTTTTATTGGTTTTACCAAAAATTTTCCATCCAGCACCTTTTAAGCTCGAACCAGGTTCAGACTGCAATGTATAAGTAATCATTCTTTCGCCACCCATCTGTTGCCATATACGCCACGATCTCGCATAAAGAAACGAACAAACATTTTTAGGACTATCATCGTTGGTGCAAACACGATTAACTTCTGCTGTTAGTCCATCATCTAACATTCTTGCAACTGGTCTACCTATAATTGCCACACCCACTATGTTGTTATTGTTATCTAATGCGCCAATAGAAAATCGATGACCAGTACAAGTCTTGTTATGCCTGTGAAACTCCTTAACATAAGAGTTTGCGGTTTTAAGTGTAAGCGGTATTACTTTTAGCTTTGCCATAAAAAATAAAAAAATTTTAGTTCAACAGTTCCACATACATTGCCCCGTCGCAAAAGTGCAAGGGGGGGGTATATTGGCGATTTGATGCGAGGAGCGAACGCCAAAAGGTTTTCCATCCTTGCTGCTGATTTAATCTTTGGGGGTAAATATTAATCAGCTCTTAACCTTGTTTTTTTCTTGCAACTTCTTTGAAACGAGTTGTCCCCCCTCTCCATCGCTTGTATGTAAAGGGTTTATTTCTTTCGCATCAATTATATTTGTCATAGAACCGCCGATCCTGGTCTTTGCCACGTTTATTACATCATTCAAATTAATTGATGCGTTAATTACTTCTTGACGATCTTTCCAGTTTTCGGGGTCTCTGTTTTTAAGAAAGAAAATGGCCGAGGTTTCTTTTCCTTCCATCGCATTATCAAAAAGTTTTGAGCTAACCAAGGCAACAGCTTTTGCCCTTCCCTTTTTTAAAGCGTGTTCTATTTGCTTAATATGTTTCTTTCTAGTCAGAGTAGAATTGCTTATATCAAGAGCTGACGCTATTTGACGCTCACTCAATCCCATTCCAGCAAGTCTTTCTAACTCAACAATATCTATATTAATTGGCTTTCTGCCTGGTTTTTTAGGAAGTTTTTGTTCTTTTTGTTCCATTAATGCCCCTTTTATATGCCGATTTTATAGGAAAAACCGCCCTTTTTATACAAAAAGACCACTTTTTTGCCCTTGTTGGGTTGTTTTGTGATGTTTTATGATGTTAAAATTCTTATGTAGCCAATTAAGGCTACACATTAGGAGAGAGAGATGGATATTAAAGAATGGATATTAGAAACCCAAGAAACAGAAGATATAAAAAACATATCTGAACAAGGTTGTGTAAATGGAGCTTGTAATGATCTTATTTATTATGACGACACAACAAAATTCTATGATGACCATAAAAATGAAATATGGGAAATGTTAGAAGAGGAGACAAAGCAATTCGGTTATAAAGATGTCTTTGAATATATCGGAGCTTTAACAGGTGCTAAAGATATAAACAGCGATACATCATTTAAAAATCTTTTAGCTTGGTGGTCAGTTGAAAATATTTGTTATCAAATTCTTAATTCTGAAGAGGTGGCGTAAATGAAAGACTACGCCCAACAATTCAACAAACCAAGACAACCTAAACCATGGCACGATGTAGCACGAGAGATGACAGAAAATCTGATCTTTGTTGCTCTAATGGTTTTTATAATAATCGTAATTGCGAAAGCAGTTATTTAATAGGAGAACGAAGATGAGTAATTTAGATACAAGAAATTGTGAAGTATGTGAAACAGATTTTACTTGGAATGATGAATTAGCAGGTTGTTTAGNTATAGAAGAAATACTTGATTGTTCCGATACTCAAATAAATAAATGGCAAGAACAAAATAAAAATATTAATTTACAAAGTTATTTTTGTTCTGAATGTGCAGATAAAACTATCAA